CCAAGAAGAGAAAGAGAAACTTATAGAGATGCTGCTGGTACTGAAAGGCACACTTCTGGTGCTAAAATGCCAAAAAAAGAAGGTTGATATTATTTTTCAAGTAATCACAAGACCTCTCCACCCGGAGGGGTTTTTTTATAAATAACTAAAAAGTAAGAAAAAAATGTCAAGAATTACAGGTACTGAAACTCTCAGTTTGATGGAAGCATATCAGGCAGTATATGATGATGACCTAAGGGAAGAACTGCAAGAAGAGGAAGCATTAGTAGAACAAGTTGGTATTGATATGATTGAGAATGCGGCATATGTGCTGTTCTCTCAGGGATATGATGTAGATGATGTAATCTCATATTTTACAGAAGCATCAACTAATAGAATTATTGAAGATTATATAAATTTTTCAGAAGGTCATCTTATTATTGAAAGTGTTGCCGTTTCCGATGCTTATATCGAAGAACAATTTGAAATCTTAAATGAAAATTTGTTGGCTAGAGGACTACAATTTGCCGCAAAACAAGGTGGAAGACTTGTACAAGCAGGAAAGAATATTAAAAACGCACTAACACCGGCAGCTAAGGCACCAGTAAAAAATTTTAAATCACCATTAACTACAAAATTATCACAAGGTTCCAAACCCCCAGTCACACCATCTACAGCGGCGGCAAAACCTGGTATGCTTCAAAAAGCAGGTAATTTTGCTAAGGGAGTAATGGACAAAGTAAAAGATGTCGCCAAAGGTGCAAAAGCACTTGCAGGTAAAGCTCCTGCTGCTCTCAAAGGGGCAGTAAAATTGGGTGGAAAAGCACTTCCTTTTGCTGGTTCCGCACTTTATGGTGCTGATGCGGTTTCTAGAGCGAAAAAGGGAGATTGGGGTGGAGCAGCTCTAAGTGGTCTAGGTGCAGCAACTTCTTTTGCTGGACCTGTTGCTGCTTTGGCACCTGCTGCCATTCAGATGGGGACTGATGCCTTAGGTCTTACTGGTGATAAGAGTAGAAAAGGGTCTGCTAAAACAGCACCAGCAGGACCACCTTCTCTTAAAGGAAAACAGGACTTTGCAAAATCAAAAGGTAAGTATTATTCATCATCTGACCAAAAGACATATAAGAATTATAATGATGCCTTGGCAGCAAAAAATTCCAGAACAGGTGTAAAGCCAACTCCAGCACCAGCAGCACCTTCTTCTCCTACTCTTAAACCAGGTCCAGGAGGTAATGTGTTGGCTGCTCCTGCACGTAAATCTACCCCATCCGTAAAAGTAGCACCCACAAAACCTGCATCAACTCCTGATACTAAACTCACTCCAATGCAGCAGTGGGCAAAATCAAATCCAACTCTTGCTGCTAAAGTAAAACCTGGTCAGTCTGGTTATGATGATATTTCTGCAAATAGAACTAAACCAGGTCCTAATGAAAAGCAGGACCAAACTCCAACACAAGGTCCTCCAGATGCCAAGATTGACACTAAGGCAGTAGATGCCTCTCTAAAGGCACAACAAGACAGAGATAAGAATAAGGCAAAACCACAGGCAGTAAATGCTTCATACGAGTATGATGCCTATGACCTTGTGCTTGAGTATCTCCTCTCACAAGGGCACGTAGAGACCTTAGAGGAGGCAAATTATGTAATGTTGGTAATGGATGCCGAAACTATTGGAAGTATATGTGAGGCAGCTGCAGACCAATCTGATAAGCAAATTGATAAAGGTGTAAAGACGACTTATAAGGCACAAAATGTTCTTGATAATCAACATCAAGGTAGAAGTAGAGGATTGAATAAACTTCCAAGAGGTGAAAGAGAGGATAAAACAAAAAGAATGAGAGGAAGATTAAAGAATCGTAGAGATGATTTATTTGGAGAACGCAATAAGCGTGAAGATTCAAAAAGAGAACAACTGAAGAAAATGTTAGGTTTATAATCTAAAATCCTAACATAACTTAAAGGAGGCTTGACAAGTCTCCTTTTTTTGTGTAGACTAGGTTTGTCTCCGTTGAAGGATAAATAATAGCTCTATAAGACTACTAAATGAGCTATGAGAATCCTTGGAGATATAATGGGGAGATTTTTGAATCAAACCATATAGAAGATTATTTTGGATTCGTATATCTCATATCCTGTAAGACCACCGGTAGAAATTATATTGGACGCAAGTACCTTTGGCAGTTCAGAACCCCAAAAGGAAAAAAGAGAAAAGTAAAGTCAGAATCTGATTGGAAAAATTATTATGGTTCTTGCCCAGAATTAAAAGAAGATATAATCAAATACGGCAAGGAGTTCTTCAGTAGAGAAATTATAAGTCTTCATAAGACAAAAGGTAAATGTAACTTTGAGGAAACAAGACAACTTTTTCTAAATAATGTACTGACCGAATCACTTGACTCTGGGGTTCCGGCATACTATAATAGCAATATTCTCTCTAGATATTTTCGGAAAGACTATTATGATGACACTACTAGAGCAGACTCTTAGGTCTTCTCACGATTGGGCAGTTGATCGCATACATACATTATGTGAGGATAGGGGTATTGAAGATGCTCAGGCAATTCAAGCAGAGTTTAGAGAATGGATGAACCCCGATATCTCAGAACACGATGTTTTTTCACTTGAATACTTAGGAGACGAATAATGATAGGACCTAAAAAGAAACCACAAGATTTTGGTTTTAAAAAAGGAGATACGCATATTATTGTGAATGATATCTCTGAGATTGCAAAGGCATTTAGTTTTGATGGGAAACTTCTATGGGAAGTACCAGCACTTGCAAGAGGACAGGGAAGTGATTTTGAGTTTAAGTTTAGTAATACTGATACTCCACCAGGTCTTTATAAATTGGGAACTGTTTATAAAGATTATGAAAAAGACCCAACACCACCTTATGATAGGACCTTAATGTCATTTGGTTGGTATAGTTTTGATATGGTTGAACTTGAAAACCAAGAGAATAAGTATGGTCGTGCGGGTATTATGATACACGGTGGTGGAAGTGCTTGTGGATGGCCTGGAGCATGGGCACCAAAGCAGAAACTATTTTCAACTCACGGGTGTGTAAGAATGTATAACCAAGACTTGAAAGATAAAGTTCTTCCACTCACTAAAACTGGAACTGTATATGTCTCAGTGTTTCAGGAAGGTTGATTATGACTATCAAATTCATAGATGCCGTAGAGAACCATAAAGACCTAGAGCACCAAAATCGTGCCTGGGCATTTCTTCAGGCATCAGTTCACAAAGAAATCTTGGATGAGTTTGCTAGGATTTATAGAAACCAAAAGATAGAACCTACTCTTGATGGACTACCACTTCAAGGTGTTGCCCTAATCAAGGAATTCGAAGGTTGTCATCTCAAAGCATATTATGATCCTCTTACAGGTGGGTTGCCCATCACGATTGGATGGGGTTCCACTCGTAGAAAGAATGGAACGCGATTTATGATTGGGAATAAAATCACTCAAGAAGAAGCAGATGATTTGTTCTACTATCAACTTCGTCGTGAGTTTATTCCTGCTCTCCAAAAAATACCTTACTGGAGTGAAATGAATGACAATCAACGCGGAGCACTTTTATCCTTTGCTTACAATCTCGGAGATTTTTATGGACATCCCAACTTCAATACTATTACAAGAGTCCTAAAGAATAAGGAATGGGATAAAGTTCCGGAAGCACTTAAACTCTATCGTAATCCTGGAACTAATGTTGAAGCAGGATTATTAAGAAGAAGAGTTGCAGAAGCAAAATTATGGTCATCCTGAATAAGGTTTTGCTATTCCTTCATTTATCATTCTCTCATTCACCGTAACTGGGTCTCCAACAAGATAAAGAGTTCCAAGTATCCTTCCATACTTATCTTCTTTGAAAGTTTCAATTACCCATTCACCTTCTCTGGACAGTTCTTTTTCTAACCACGCTTTTGTCGCAAGACCTTCTGCCTTTTCCTTAAGGTCTTTGGTTCTTGTTTCTGAGGCATTAATACCTTTGAGGCGAACTCTTTGAACAGTTGTAAGATTGAATCCCAAATCTATTGAAACATCTAATGTGTCACCATCAACAATTCTTTCTATCTTCTTGATTTTATAGTGATACATTATCTTCTTCGTATGCTAATTTAAGTATATAGTAAATGATATAAGCAGCACCGGCAAGTCCAATACCTAATAGTATATTTACACTCCATACTGGGTCAGTCATAATCTTCCTTCAGTTTTGTGTATCCATTCCTTCAACTCAGCAACATATTTTCTGAGTTCTTGTGCCTTATTTAGATGCCATTCATCACCACTCCTGAAGTACTCGTGAGTGTGATTGTCTATTGCCTTGAGAATATTGTGTATCGGTGTATTCCAGTGCTCTCTATGAGGTGTATTCCACTCCCGTGGCATAAAATGTGAAAAGCAGTTTGAAGTATTTAGATTCTTGGGAGACTTATTCACCCCTAACCACTTCTCAAACTGGCACACTTGACAGAACCTAAATAATCTCATATAATGAAAAGGAACCCACTCAAAAGGTGGGTTTTGTCATAATGAGTCTTTGATGTGACACTTAGAGCCGTGGAAGATGCCCTTCGAGAGAGGTGGTATACCCCTCTTCTATACGGATGTCGAATTCTATTAAACTAAATGCTTAAAAACCTAACAAATGTAACCGTAGCAATTTTGGGTGCGGTTGCAACATCAGCGGCAACACTGCCAGCACCGAGTATGGCAACAACTTCAGCACTACAAGCACCATTTGCAATTGTTCCTGAAGCACCTACTCAAGAGACAGAGACCAAAGAGGTTGTTCCCGAGAAACCTAAAGTAAAACGATTAGTTTGTAAAGGATGTAATACTAATGAGTCCCGTACTCTGGAATTCTTACAGAAACGAGGAATCACTGACAAAAACGCCCTAGCAACCATTATGGGCAATATCCGACAAGAATCTACCTTCACTCCTAATGTATGTGAGGGTGGTGCTAGAGTGTCTTATAGTGCTTGTAGGAATGGTGGTTATGGATTGATTCAATGGACCGATGCTACAAGGTATAATGGACTAGGAAGACATGCTACTCGTATTGGTGCCAATCCTTCTTCACTGGATGCACAACTTGACTATATGCTGCACGAAGGTGATTGGAAGATGATTGAACGCTATATGAAGACTCCTGGCAAGACCATTTATCAATACATGCGACTTGCAAGTAAGTGGATACGTTGGGGTCATCACGGTGCCCGAACTGACTTTGCTTATGGTTATGCTAATAGGATGGTTCTTACTGAAGTATAATAAAAATCATAAGTCCACAATAAATACTGAGGAGTTCTATACTCCTCTTTTTTTATGTCAGAAAATCTTCCACAAGAACCAGAAAAAATTGTAGATATTGCATCAAAAGCAGAATATCTTAAAGTTGATACTAACTTGGGAGAGGTAAAACTTAATTCTCATAACTCGGTAGAACTTCAACCAGATGGAACAATATTCGGCACAAAAATCAAAGTAGAAGAGAGTGGAAACATCACACCCACTCTCACTCTTGATACAAAGAAACTAAGAGAATCAAAGAAGCAAATAGATGCCAAACAAATGTTAGATGATGCTCTGGAGGATTTCTTCAATGAGCAAGTTTAATATTTTTGAGTTTAAGTATGGTAAACAAAAGAAATCTCTGAAAGAGTGGATTAAGATTGGTGCGATTGTTCATTTCTCATTAGATGCAATTTCACTCATTCCTGGAGTTCAAAAGAAAAAAG